TAGAGTAGTATAGAACCTGGCTCTAAAGCTTTATAACCATGATATACACCTGGCTTCATCTCAATCACCTGTGGATTTTTATCTGATAAATAAACGAATTCACAACCATCTTCTTCTGTAGCCATACCTACTTTGAAAGAACCTTTAATACAAGTCCAATAGTCTGATTGTATATCGTGTTTATGCCAAGCGACAATGTGTTCTGTACTATTAACATATGAAACATTTATTTGTCCATCTATAACTTCAAAAACATCTAATAACCTTTGAGCTCTATCATCCTCATTATAATACATATCAATCTCCTTATGAAAATACCATTATTTCTGGCACATGCGTAATAAACTGACCACCGCTCTCTACAAACTCACTTTCCTTATTAGCAATCAAATCCTTAAAGTTCCAAGCACCCAAGAAAGCGTAATCATATTCTTTTAACCTAACATGATTTCTATCTACTACTGGTATTAAAGAACCAGGCGCTAAAGTTCCTTGCTTATCAGGTGTCGTATCTGTTATACAGTCAATTAAATCTGAATCAATTCCACAATAATTAAATACAGTTGTAGACTTTGATGTGGCGCCAATACTGATTACTTTCTTACCTTCATTCTTTAATTTGTTTAATAAATCTACTAAGTCTTTTTTAGACTTCTCAATCCTCTCAGCAAATATCTGATAGGTTTGGAAATTATCAACTCCAAACTCTTTTTCTCTCATTAGGTTATCCAAAACAGTATGTTTAACATCAACCGAATTATCTTTAGTAGCATATATTCTGTTAGAACCACCGTGAACTGATAGATTATCTATATCAAAAAGAGTTAAACCGTTCTTCTTTAATATATTATCCAAAGCTGTGACTGAGAATACATGCGCATGTTCATCGTATATTTGGTCGTATGAACCTCTCTCTAACATTCTAAGTAGAGAAGGATCCTCAAATACAAAGACACCATCGTCACTAAGTAAGTTAGCGACTGAACTAAAGCAGTCATCTAAGTCCTGTATGTGGCAAATACAATTAGCAGAATAAATCAAATCCATATTTCCATGCTCTGATTTTATTTTTTGAGACAGTTCCTTATTCCAAAATTCCGCATATGTTTCATATCCCATATCATCAGTTATATCAGCAAAATTACCACAAGGCTCAACACAAACTGCAGTTGTGGGATCAAAGTGTCTTATAAATGGTCCGTCATTTGAACCAATCTCCATTACATTTACTGGCCTAAATTCTTCTGTTAACATCTCAGCTACCGATTTAAAGTGGTTAACCATTGGTGTTGACATTGAAGTATTGTATTTGTAATCTTCGTTGAACATCATCTCCGGCTTTACAAAGTCTTTCATAGAAACCAATTTAGTTTCTTCATCAAACACAACTTTCAAATCATAAAAGAATTCAGAATGATACTCATCTTCTTTTACAAAATTATTTGCAATAGGCTGTTTGCCTAAATCTAAAAACTCTCTTTTCATAATAACTCCTTGTTTAAAAATAGTAAGTCTTTTTGAACTACCTCATCACCATCGTAGTGTTCACCTATACTCATTTTTTCTTCAAATCCTATACTATCCATATAGTCTACAACTTCATAACTCGTTGGTGCTCCAACATTATATTCAGTATAAGCGACTTCTAATGTGATAGCGGATGCTTTACTAACTAAATTTTCACCACCTCTAAGAATATCCAATTCAGAACCTTGGGTATCTATCTTAATTAATTGAAATGTAGTTTCAGCTTCAAACAAATCATCTAATCTCTGTAACCTAACAATATTCTCTTGTACAAGTTGTGGAATATCCCAGTAGTTTTTTTCTTTATAATATGAATTACCTTCTGTGTGTGGTTTATCACTTCGAGTATAAAAAGTAACCTCTCTTTCTTCATCACCCAAAGCTGCTATAAGGTATTCATCTCTATTGTTGTTTGTAATATTTATCAAAGCATTTTCATGTAGTGGATTTGCCTCAATCATAAAAATAAAAGAATTATACCAAACTGCTTTAGCCCAACTATAAAACTGACCTGAATGTGCGCCTATATCAAGTATAGATGAGGGATTAACACCCAAATCTCTAGCTTCATATAATCTCATCATTTCACCATTTCGATATGCCATTTAAATACTCCAATATTTCTACCCCTTCACATACTCGTTTTATATCTTTATAATATCTACCATGACCTTTACTCGCATCTACTCCCCAAGGTTTATGTAATCCAAATGGAGCTTTATCATCCAAAGGATATATATAACCATTATCTATAGAGAAATTCAAAACCTCTCTCACAGTTGGTTTGGTTCTTATTCTATCTGTAACGAAATAATCTTCACAAGGATTGCCACCTTCTTGTAAGTATGGTTCTAACTCATTCTTTATAATATCCAACATAAAACTTTTCTTTCTAATAGATACACCACCATTCATAACTCTATCATATGATTCATTAACAGATTGCGGATTAAACTTCTTACCCCACCATCCACCTATATAATCAAAATGTTCAAAATCTTCAACCTTATATTCTGAATTAGGACATAGCATCGAATCACATTCAAAGTATAATACAGTTTCACCAACTACTTGATTCCAAAAATCTTCAGTTAACATAATTTCTGTACTTGAATCATCAGCACTAATAGACTCTATGTTGAGATTAGTAAATGTAGTTTTCTTTTTAACATCACTCAAAAAATCATCATCAAACATAATGTCTTTAATATAGCCGTAGTTATCAGACCCATGAAATATTTGTAACTCCCACTCATCTGGCAAAATAGACATAACATTACATAACACAAAGTGAAGAGCTTTATGTTTTCTAGTCTCTACTATTACTGCTACTTTTTTCATTTCTTCCTCATAAAACATAACATAGTTGGCCATTGATATGTTTGTCCTTTTGGACTAGTATATTTATCTACCCCAATTTTTGTTTCACACCAATCTAATTCACTTCTAATTTTACTAATCATTCCAGCTGATATGTAATTTGTTTCAGTAACCATATCGTCACCATTTCGTAAACTATATAATAAATCTGTAGTCAAGGTATCTCCATCCTGTATAACTTTGTATCCGTATAACCAAGGCCATTGATTACTACAACTATGCAAATCTTCTATAACATACAGACCACCAGACTTCAAAGAGTTCCACAAATAATTTAATGAAGTTTGCATTTGCTCCATAGTATGTCCGCCATCATCAATTATCATATCAAAGTCTCCACCATGTTCTGATAGAAATCTTTGTAAATCATCAACATTTGATTGGTCTCCTTCAAACATAATAGACCTATCTAAATAAGGATTACCCTCTTGTAATCTATTGAATTCCTCAACGCCATATTTAAATATATCATAACCATACACTTTGGCATTAGGAAAATATTCTAACCATAACCTATGAGATCTTCCTGTTTCTACACCTATCTCTAATACTTTTTTAAAGTCGTCTTTTGGATTATATTCAGGTGTGGTATTATTTTCTAATACATCAACGTAGTGTTGAGTATACCCTAATTCAAGAGCATCTACATCATATTTAATTGTTAATTCTTTAAGTGTAGCCACTATATCCTCTCTTCTAAATAATGATCCTGAACATTTGTATGTCCTACGTGTAGTATAATTTCATTACCACATCCTATATAACCACTTCCAACTCCCCATTGTTGTGGCATTGAATAAGGATGTATACCAGTATTCCAACTAGCCCTACTCATCTGTAATGGTGCTCTTTTTGGATTAGTCTCCATCAATCTACAGAACTCACTCAACCAAGCTCTACCTCTATTATCACTCACATCAAAACTACACCACCATAAATCATAGGTTAATAAATTACCCCTACTTTCATCTTCATCCAAATGATAATCACCATCGTTTCCTCTTGTGTGTATACCATCAACCTTTACCATCTGTCTTTCATTGGTTGGAACACAAACACCAAACCTTTTTGTTATTGGTAAAATGGTTCTAACATCTGGTGAAACAAACATAAGGTCTGAATCAACCGATATAGCAACATCAGCAGTTGACTCCAATAAACCTTTAGCTTCGTAATAATCACAACAATGCCAGCCCCATCTATGATTAGACTTTGTAAAAGGACTTTCGTCTATATCAACTAACCTCACTTCAACATCAGGATAATTCTTACCTAACTCTTTAATATCAGTATACAATGTTAACTTAGCTTCTGGAAAGAATTTCTTTACAGAAGAATATGTTGGGTCTAGTCTGTGTTCATCAGTAAAACTATCTGGCTGATTAGCAGTAGACCTTGAACCAAATTCTGAAAATATGAACTCTACATTCATTAACCTCTCTCCTTAACAATTTTAGCTATGGTATTAGTAGTACTATAATCATGATCTCTACTATTGAATATTATATCGATTGGCAAATCATCTCCTGTGAATGGTTTTCCTTTATGGTCTGCACCTAATATACGAACATCTATCATATCTACATTTTCAGATAGGTATTTATATAGTGCTGGTTCACCATCATATAGAAATGCGTCATCTACATATTTATTTGACTTCACCATAAATAACCTTTCATCAGGAGACCATATAGGTTCATTTTTAGCTCTACCATCTGGTTGACTAACTTTAGTTTTATATTCATTGACACCAACTATTAAGTGTTCACAATACTGTTTGCATTCCTCTAACATCATAACATGACCTGGATGCACGATGTCAAAATAACCACTTGTAAATCCCACGACCATTCTCAAAATAGTTCCTCATAAGTTCTTTCTATCCAATAATTAGCATCTCTACCCATTGGATTTTGTGGTATTGAATTAAAATGATAAATCCAACCAGCATCCAAATAATGTAACTCATCAGTCCACCACTCTTGACCATGAACCACCAACAAATTCTTTCTAAATAAATCTTGTAAGTTATAGCAGCTTGGTAAATACTTAACATCTACTTCTTCTTTATGTAACATATAATTTACTATAGTTTGATCAGTACCACATTTTAGTTCATCAATAGTCTTAGTAATCTTTTCACTATTTTCATTATAATACGACTTCATAGTATTAAAAAAATCTTTATGATTATAGTTAACAATCTGAAATCCCCCATTGATATAATTCCAAGGATGTATTCTCATACCATCAAATAATTTATCACCAAATCCTCTAATACTTCTTAACACCCATTCATAACAACCATCAACTCTTACTCCACAATATTGAGCTTCGGTCTCTTCAAAGAAGTTTGGACAATCTGGATGAACAATCGTATCAGCATCAACCATAAGAACTTGATCATATTGAATACCATTAGCCTCTAATATATCAAAAAGATAGTACCTTTGCCAAGTGATTTTCATATACTCCACAGGGTACAATAAATCTTCCCATATCAATAACTCACAATTATTCTTATCACACCACCTTTTCCAACTCTTGACAGAATAAGAATAAGAATCACTTCTACCATTACCTAAATCTATATTTGGAATGAAAACTACATTCTTCATTTTTTGCCTATATGTGGATTTGTATCTCTGTAAAAATATTCGTTATCTCTAGAGTCACCATCCATATAATTAAACTTCAAATCATTCTTCCAAGCACAGTAATTAAAACTCAATTGGTCTCTCTTACTATTATACTTTATTTCTGTCCACCAATCTTCCATTGTCCTTATACAATCATCCTCATTGTGCCTTCTCAAAATTACCATACCTGTTATTAAACCATTGTTTGCTGGATACCTTAAGATCCTATATCGTTCCATTTGTTTTTGAATAACATAGGGATTGTCTTTATAATTTAAAATACCCCTCTCTGGACTTACCTTCATATTTTTCTCACCCAAATCAAATATGGTCTGAGCTTCATCATACGCAGAATTTCTAGCATCCAGATGATTGTTCCCATGACTAAAAAAAGCAACATTAGCATCACTTAGATATTTCTCAATCAATTCATCCAAGTTACCCCTAACAGTCATATTACCATCTATAAAAATGCTATACTCATAATCCTGTAAGTGTCTGTGTGGTAGAACTTTAAATCTCTTAGCGTTTCTATTATTATCTTCGTATAATGATAAGCTATTATCTTCACTAAAACATTTCCAATCCCAGCCATCTGGTAAATTTTGTTTCTGAACTTCATCGTAGCCACCGAATATAGAAGTATATACTACATTACTTGACATATTATTCCCTCATAATCTTTCAATATTTTATGTGCCGTTTTCTCAAAGACAACATTTTTCTTATGCCCTATTTTCTTAATAACCTTTAATGCTCCACCGTGCACTAATTCGTCTATACATTTCATTACTGTATTTGGAAACAACCCATAGTCATCAAAAAACAATAATGGTTTATTAAAATAATTTATAGCATTTATAATATCTCTTTTTACAAAATCATATTCATGCACACAATCAATAAAAACAACTTGGTGATCTTTATCAAAATCCCATGGTGCACCATACACGTCTTTAACAATGTAATCTATATTTGTTTTACTACTATTGAACTCCCTTGCTGCTTGAATCCTAGCTGGATCATAATCTACAGCTGTTACCTTATTGAAGTACCCACTTAATACGTGAGTTGTGTATCCTAAAGAACATCCTATCTCAATTACATTCTTATCTTTAAAATCATCCCCTAAAAAATCTATCAAATCACCTTTAAACTTTAATGAGGTAGTAGTCTTAGACTCAAACTTATCAGGAGCTGATAAATGAATTCTTTTATACTCATCATCTAAAAGATTCTCACCACGAACAAAATTATGAGCTATTGGAAATTGTCTCTGCACACTATAAACTTCTGAATATCTAGTTACCAATTGAGAAGTTCCACATTGATTGCCTACATTATATCTAGCTCTGGATTTAATATACAACTGAATTCGTACTGGCATATTTCTCATATCTAATGCTCTGTCTATAAAATCAAATTCAGTTTGTTCAATTGGTCTCTCAGTCCAATAAAAATGTTTTAATGTTGGATCGATAACATCACATATTATCTTATCCATAGTGTAATCGTATCTATCTGATATCAATAGACAGCCAAAATCATTATCGCCGATATACTCTTTTATGATAGCATCACCCAATTCTATTTCTTCATCAGACCAATATAGCTCTGGCTGAGAATCCTCATATTCACTTTCTTTAAATTGCCAGAACTTCAACATCTGTTCAACCAATGGAATGTCTGTACTATCTTTATCATAGACTCTATAGTGATCGTGAAATATTTCACCATCATACTCATCTACAAAATCATCAACATAAGGATTATGTTTAAATACATTCTCTACATTAGTAAATGGATTACTCCAAGCATTCCAATTACCAGCATACTGACTAAACAACTTTTCCAATAAAGCAATTGACGGAACATAGACTTTACAATCAGGATATTTCTCTTTAAGTAAACGCGGCATCGCTGATATGATTCCCCAATCTCCGATTCCATGAGCAGTTCTCATAACCATAAACTCTTTTCTATCCAAAGACTCATCTGGTATAGCTAAACCATCCGATTTTTCAAATCCAAGAGTATTCGTTTCCTCGACTGGATAAACTTTATTATCTACAATTCTCCAAAAAATCATACACCCCTCCTGACATTCATCTCTCTACTAAAATTTTTATTGTAAAACATATTCTGTTCTTCTTGCCTTTCTATTGTTTTCGGATGATACAAGCTCAACTCCTCATGTGGTGGCAAATGCGAATAAGTTTTATAGCCCCTTATTACCTCATGAAGTGGTCTTTCCCAACGAATTTCACTACAACGCCGAAACACTCGCGCCTGATAGTCTGGATAGTTTACCCAACCCTTTTCTGTAACTCTCCAACCCCATCTATTAATATGTTCATCTTTCATACCATCAATTGTATTGACTCGCGGAATCCACACCAAGTCTACATCATTTATTTCTAATATTTGTTTTAACTGTTGAAGTAATGCCACATTTGGATACTCATCAGCATCTATATGAAATACATAATCACCTACAGAGTTTTCTATGATTGAATTCTTTTGAGCAGCAAAGTTTTTATTAAGACTCCTCTGATATACCTTTATGGTTTTTGTATGACCATATTGTTGTGTCCAACTATCTAATACAAACCTTACACCATCATCCTCGCCATCAACACAAATTACTATCTCATCTTCAGCATCTGTTTTGTGAACAAGTACTTCTAATAACCTATTTAACTCATCAACCTCATTATATACTGTGATACCATAACTAATTTTCACCGAGAAGTTCCTTTACATAAGCTGGTGGTAATCTTAAATCTTCCAAAAATACCTGACTCTTTCTAGCCTTATCATAATTATAAGTTCTGTAGATTCCATGTTTTTTAATTAACGACTTCAATGATGTATAAACCTTTTGGGTATTTCCTTCTATCTCTACCCTATACACTTGTTTAGCTTCATCAACCACCTCAACATAACCAGCAGACTCCAATATATTCTGCATCACATTCGGCGCATTTATAGCTTGATTAGAAACCTCTAATTGTATCCCATGCATCAAAAACTTACTTGATGGATTCTTCGCTTCATTCATTAATTTCGGTTCTAATACTAATATAGTCCTTCTTAAAATACGACCTTCCTTGTTCGGATATCTGAATGAGATGATATCTCCTCGTTTAGCTTTACCCCAACTATAAGTTAACTTACCCATTAAAGTTGAACCTTATCACCTGAATTTTCCAGCATAATTCCCATAGCTTTACAAGCATCCATAAATTCAAACTGACCAAATACTTCAGGATTTTCTATATCCAATCTTTTATCATGACCATCATATTGATCTCGTTCTTCCTCAGGTACATCTACTACTTTAGCATAGTTCCAACTCCAATCAGTAACTTCACCATCTGGATAAATAATACCTCGGGCACCCATATTAACTACTGACGGAAACCAGACGAGGCCCCTTTCTTCATCTACTATCTTTAAATCATTCATAAGTTGGGTATTATTTTCAGTAGCCTTTTCCAAGTGTTCACTATCCATAGCCATATATGAATTGGTAGTCATACCACAACCAAAACACATATACGATTCAAACGGCTTCTCTTCAACCAAAGTTTGTTCTACAAAGCAGTTATTATGTAAATCCTTACATAAAGGACAATTAGTTTTCTGTTCCATGATTAACCTTTTTTAGTTGTGGCAAATTCATCTTTGGTGTATCTTTAGTTGTTTCATTCCCCACCTTTTTAAGCTTTGGAAGTTTCAGATTCACCGCTTGTGGAATCTCTTCAAATTGTGGAAGATATTGATCTAGTATTTCTTCAAATTTCTTATTCATGCCTTCTAATGAAAAGTTAGACCTATTAGATATTGCTAGTCTTTTGGCTGGTAAAGTATATTTTTTGTATTCTTTGAAAACCTTAAACATCATTTGACCAGCATACTGATAATTTACAGCAAACCATTGAGCACCTGGTTGTAACATTTCTTTTGGAACAGCTGACTCATGAACATCAATTAAAGTTCCTGGCAAAAGAATAGCATTATTACTATTAAGAAAATCCTGCTGACCACTCCAATTTGGAGCCATAACTGGTTTCTCTGAAAGAGAAGCTTCAAGTAATGGTCTGCCAAATCCCTCACCGTGTGTGAATGTTATATGAGCTTTCACCTTTGGATGATTATAAAGTTCATTCACCTCATCATCATGAAGATCTCCATGCAACAAATAGATATTAGGCAATTTACCCTTTACCGATTTTTTTACATCTTCGATTTTTTCCAACATCGTAATCCTATCTATAACAGAAAATGTAGCACCACTTGTTTTCAATAATAATGCTGGTGGATTTTTCTTATTCTTAAATGTTTCACAAAATACCTTAACTAACATACCAGTATCTTTTCTATCCTGACCTAGATTACCTTGTAACCAATGACCTGTATAGAGGAATAAGAATTTCTCTGGAATCTTCTCCATTTCATCAACCAATTCTTTGGAAAACTCTTTAGTCTTTTTATAGATATTTAAATCAGCGCCCTCAAACAAAACTTCCATTGGCTTAGTCATCTTTAATTCACCAATTTTTTGTTTTTCATTATTCATCTTATCATAGATAACAGAATTGAATGTGTTTTTAACAAAATTAGATACAGCAATATTCATATCCATTCTATTCAAACCTTCAATCCACTCAGCCTTTGGAGCTGTATTTTCCATACCAGCAGTTACGCCAATATTATATTTACCAACTGGAGTAAATTCATTTGGTACACTTACTTGAAAGTGAATGTCTGGTTGTCTTGGTAAACTATTATCTGTCAACAGCCTGTCAATAATCAACTTGTCTTTGGGATCTTGTTCATTAAGAGCGTTCATTGGCGTATTCCCCCATCTCAGAGAATTTATATGAATATCAAATCTATCCATACCAATCAATGCGTGAATCAAATCTCTTGTGTGAGCACCATAACCACTTCTGGTTGCTGGAGGCCCTGTAACTAATACTAATGGTCTCATTCTATCTCCTAAGCATTAAAAATTGTGAATCGTTTACGTGGTGTCCATTTTTCAAAAGTAGTATTCATATGATCTGCAAAGTTCTGACACATAGCTTTTGCTGACATTTGAGCATCGTCACTCATAACAAATTCATGACCTTTCATACCACATTCCTTCCGTTTCTCTGGTCCCATATCATACCATTCTTTAAGAGCATCAGCAAAATCCTCAAATCGAGGTCTGTCATCAAAAATATATGGTGTTGGAATTGAACCCTGTAAACTTCGGTTTGAAGGCCAAACTGGTTTAGCCCACTCGCCCCAAGTTAAATCAGAATTATCTTTCCATTTCTTTTCATCATGTAATGAATGTACCCAACTATAATCCTTTGTAGTAAGAAATTTATCTTTATACTTAAAACCACATTGGTCTTGCAGTCCACCAGTAACATTTACTGAAATTGGTGTTCCACACATTAAGGATTCACAAGTACCCAAACCAAAACCCTCATTAGAAGCCATATTGATTGTAACATCAGCCATATTATACAAATAAGATAACTGCTTATCAGTTAATTTCTTATGTGAAAATATAACATCATAATCAGGACACACATTCTTAACTACCTCTGGCAAATTAGTTCCATTGGGATCTTTGGGCTGGGTGTGCATTATCAGAGCACACTTTTTAGCCTTATCTTTTGGTAACATATCACAAAATGTTTTATATGCCATTATAACATCACCAGGAAGTTTCCTACGAATGTTTCTATTGTTCCAAAATACTACAAAGTCATATTCTCTACCATCAACCACATTTCGTTTAAAGCTTAATAAATCACCCCATTCTTTAATATTTAACTCATCAATAGGATAATAGTTTTTCTCATTAATTCCATGTGGTATATAAGTATTGTTCCACTCATTCGTAGGTACATTCTGCCTGACATTATCAACTATGTTAACTGTTTGTTTAGATATGTTCATTATCAAATCACAACTTTCATAGAAAGGCTCATTCCACATTGGATAAGGTAAGTCATCCCAAATGTTGTAATAGAATATTGGAATATCCATTCTTATCTCATGCTCCATTTGATATAACCATTCCCAAAACCTTGGATCTGTGTAATGTAATATAGCATCCGGCTTTTCCGTTGCTATTAAGTGCCTTACTAATTCGGGAGTTCCATAACCACTAACAGGAACTATTTTTAGATATGCATCTTCTATACCAGTTTCTTTACGAACTGAATCGTTCATATCAATGAATTTACCTGCATCGGGATGTTTTATAGCACCCCCTACTTGAACCCATTGAAATTGTTTTAAAGTACCCATAACTATCTCTCTGGACATTGTACCAACACCAGATGACATTCTTAAATCGTCTGACAGCAATAGAATCTTCTTTTTATCCATATAAACCTCTAATCTTTAAGTAATGATTTGACATTTTTTGTTTTTCCATCTTCACCAAAATATGCTCTTAAATTATCCAAATTTTCCACAGCCTCTGATAATTTAGATGTCCATTTATGAATTTCAGCGCTAAGATCGGAATGGTCTCCAATACCAACTGAATCATTGAAATATAACTCTAAAGTAGCTAACGCTTGGGAACGTTCTGATTTCCAATAATCAAGTTCCGCTTTTAACCATTTATTCATAATGCACTCCCACTTGGTTTAAGATTTTTCCATTCGTTAATAGTATTTCTAAAGCTCTTATCATGCACATATAAATCCATAGAGCGATTTACTAATTTTTGTAGTGTAAAGTTATCATCTAAATTGCTTATTTTGAATTTTTTGTATAGATTGTCTAATAACTTCACGGATGTTAGTTTTAACATAACATTATTCTCCGTATATACATATATAAATATATAAAACTAATTTATTATTACATATTTTTTTTCATTTTTTACAGCTTCGTTTAAAGCTGAGTTTGTTCCCTTAGATGTGATTCCCTTTGGTATGAATGCTACAACTACATCTGAATATTCAATCAGATCTTTATTTCTACTATGGTAATGCCAGACAGCATAAGGTTTACCATACTTATAACTTTCCAACACACAATGTTGGTTATACTGATAATGAGCAGGTGGAAATTCTGAATATTTTAAATCAAATTCCAAAGCATACTTTTTAGCATATCCATCAGCGCCATCTTTTTGACCACCACTTACTATTTCTAATTCATCACCCCATTTCTCTTTGAGCTTGTAGATGAACTCTTGTACCCTTCTCTTATTTTCGTATTTACGACTTCCTATTATTGCTACTTTCATAGTCGTTCCTCTTTTGCCTTTTAGGTGGTTTTTCTGATGTACAGAATTTAGCGCATTTGTGATACTCATCTAAACCATTTAGTATATCTTCTTTCTTATTATAAATATACTGAAACCTATGTCTATTAGTCTTATGAGCATTATTTTTATCAATTATATCGAACCATATAAAATCATTAGTGGACAATTCACAACCAACTACTATATTAGTCTTAAAATACAATTTGGATTCATACTTTTTTATAAAGCTTTTTAATTCAGCTGGTTTTAATTTACCATCTTCATACCACAATGTCAAGTAATATTTTATAGAATCTTTATGTATGATACCGAGCTTATTTATAATCTCTTCTTCATATGGCTCATTTAAAAAATGAGATAAATTCATTCTCAGATTTACTTTCATCACTTCACTCCTATACTATAATAATAAGTATTATAGGTCTTTGCATTTGTTGTAAGCTTTACACTTACCAACACACTTTTCATATTCAACTTCTTTAATATTACCTTCATCATCATATGTGGCATCTAAAAACTCTTTGAATCTAGCAATCATCTTATTCATACTCGGCTTGCCATTTGCGGGAACAAACTTTTGAACTCTCTTCTGTGGGAAATCTACCTTCTCATACAATTTTCTTTTAACAATAAAATACTCAACCTCTATCTTATCGATAGGATGATTAAATTGTTTAGCATAAAATTGTTTATAAAGTAACAACTGATCTGTTTTATTACTGTCAGCCTTCACCCATTTATTCCAACCCATAGTAGATGTCTTTATATCGTATATCTTAATCACATCTCTAACTGTATCTTTAATTACTATGTCTATATACCCAACAAATTTTAGATTGTTCGGTAAATCATAGTTCAATGGAACTTCAATGCCAATCAACTCATAACCTTTCTTACTAAAATACTGAGCTCTTTTCTTTTTTATAAAGTCTAGTATCTGTACACCATGAGTATAAAACTCAACCATATCTTTCTCACTACAAAACATCTCACCACCATTAGCCTTAACAATCTCTTCAAAGTTACGCTTCATCCTAGTTCGCAACATATCCTCTAATGGCAATTGTTCTGCTAGTTTAGCAGTATCATTATACATTACTGTAAGAAAGGTTTGAATGACCTCGTGCATCGAAGTACCAAACATTGTGTGGATGCTGTCCGTATACTCTCTTATACCATCCACATATTGTATCTTCCATTGGTAAGGACATTGTTTCCACAATGAGTATTGACTATAACTTATTTTCTTCATTTACCCCACTTACCATTCTTTACAATTGTAGCCATAATACCATAATTAGATACATCAAGAAAAGCATCTTCCAATGGTTCGTCTTGCACTGCATTATCTCTACCACTCATCAATAGATTCTTTAATCTCTGAATCTTATCATTCATCCTAAACCACAAACCTGTAAGTGATAATTGTATTTCTTCTGGCGTCTGTAATTGTGTTCCAACTGAAATATTACCTGGACCATAGTCGTGTTGTTTATGTAGGAACAACTCATATTGTTCTCTTTGTAACCTACGAAATTCAGCAGTCATCTGCGGCCACTCTTGTTCCATCATTGTTACAATATCAGTACTTTTTTTATTCCCATACTGATTTGTATACTTCTTTTTTGTTTTAGATTCTTTTATTGTATCACTCATTAGTCTCCTCCAATTCACATACAAATATACACATTTTTTAGTATATTAGTCAAGTCTTTTTATAAAAATTATTTTCTTATTTTCACCAGTCGGTGGTAAAAAAGTTTCTTTCAAATATTCAGCACTACTCCACTTTACTGAAAATGATTTTCTTTCTTTTGCTAATCCAGCTGTTTCACCAATCTGCTTCCAATTGTCTGCTTTGTATACAGCACCATTGTTGCCACCAGCTACAAAGGTAATCAACCATTTTAAATCATCTCCATACTTTTTCTTCCATTCTATAGGTGCTTGTTTTCTAACCTGTTTCAATATCTGTGTTCCTGCATTTTTTATTGATTTTGTCATGCAGAATCTCCAGTTATTCGCTATAGTATTAAAATATGCTGGTTCTTTATATTCATCTGCCTTTTTACCTAAATGATTTAATATATCTTTAGGACAAGGATAAACAGAAGAACCAATTCCAATCATACCAATAGGCTTTTCAACACCCAATATATTAGTATAATCAGAATGGTATACTAACCAATCAATTCTTCTTCCGACAGATTTATGACTGGGAACATAAGAATGATGGTTATTAATAATCTTCTTTACTAAGTTTGCAGCTGATTGTGTATTAACCATTTCTAGCGATATCATTTTTTATTTGTCTTTTAATTTTTTTATTTAGATAGTATGTATAAATATGTTTTGGTTTTCTCTTCTTAAAAAATATATTTGGATCACCTTCATCATATCTCCGTTTTAACTCTCTACCATAAGGTCGATTTTTTTGGTTTAAAGAACGGCTGTGCATCTCTCTACCATCTACCATTAATACCTGACCAGCTGCAGTTTCACCTAAATAATCAAAGTTACTAGCTTTATAAATCGTACCAGCATGACCATAATGTTGGTCAGCAAAAGAAACTATAACCTCTATATCTGTATTCTGTTTTAGCCATCTCAAAGTTTTACCTATAAAATAACTCTCTGTATTTTTGGGTGTATCATCAATACAACATAACCTTCTCAGCTCCATACACCTAGTGGGATTAATAGGATTGTACTTAGCTGCTGTATGTGGCATTGATGGCATAGCATACATCATAGCACCAATCATTTTAGGTAATCCAAAGTTACCCTCTGTGTATAAGCCGAAGTGGTGATATGATTGAATCCCATTTACATTATGTGAATAGTGATTTTTCTCTATAAAGCTAACAAGCGCTTTTCGATTTATGTACTCAACTGTGAAGTCGGTAACACTCATAATCCAATCTTACGACACTCATCCTCTGTTTTACCATACTTAACAAGTATATCAATTAACTCAGCTTGACCACCATGTGACATCTCATATGTTTCAACCGCTTGGGATGCTTCTCTAAGACTAACCTCTAAGTGTTTAGCCACAATTTCATAAACCCATTTTGGATATTTCATTTTCTTATCTCCTTTGACATATTTTAACCATTGTTTTTTCTTTGGTAAAATGTCTGTATAAACTTTGTATAAGTCTTTTGGTTGTAATGGATATCTCTGAACCTCATTAACAAGCTCAACCCAATCCATTTTCATAGATAGAAATCTATTAACCATATAGTTAGACCACGACTTTTTATCATCATCAGAGATGTCATCCCAATAATTAGGACTCTGAACATCTGTGATTTGTTTTATGTGGTCAAATAGACTCTTCTTTTTAACTGTCGCCATTAGCTTCCTGATTTAACTTATCTGGTACTTTACCACAATTCCCACAACTATATACCTGAATCGGTATAAGTGCTTCTTGACCGGTAGGTGATACAATCGGCGAAAGTCTCTTTAAGAAAAATGCTGGAATGAAAACCGCGTTGCCACACTCATCACACTTCATAGTTTCAGCTTCATTCAAATCAACCTGTACCTGAGATTGTTGTTGTGGTAATGGTTTTTGTGCTTTCATATTCATTTTATTACTCCTAATAATTCAATTAACATAGCCATAGCATTTATCTCTTTATCAACTACCTGAGCATCTGACAACTGATACTTAGCTACAGTTAAAATACATTCTGCGATATGCCCTGTACCATAATCATCTACCTCATCATAAAGTAGACGAAACAGATCAGCGAAGTCTGATATCTGATTATCAGCCAACATCTTTCTTATAGTAACGAAAGCATCTTTTTTACTTTGTGTCTTTAAAACATTTACAATCTGTGATGAGAATACATTCACATTCAAATCTACAGCAACCAAATTATCTTGGTCTATTGACAGCGTACCATCAACCACTTGCCTTTGAGCAAAGTTTATAACTCTACGAATATCAGGATAGCCACCATTAACTAATGTAGCAACATCATCCATTTCAAAAGTAACATTCTCTTCTTTCAGTATATTGTTTAGATGAACAGCAACTTCTTTTCTTGATGGTGGAACTATCTGAAATGGTTGACAGCGACTTTGTATCGGATCGATAATCCGTTCTACATAGTTACAAGTCAATATAAATCTAGTGTGTTTAGAGAAAGTCTCCATAAGGTTACGCAAAGCGGCTTGTGCGTTAGGTGTGATGTAATCACACTCATCCAATATAATAACCTTCATATCTTT